GCTTTGCACGGAGCGTGGAATGCGTGGACCCCAACACCCTCGCGCGCGCGAGGCTCCACCCGCTTATCGATTTGCACCGAGCGTGGCAAGTGTGGTCGAGCACGCGCGCGAGCACTGAGCGGGGATGTGCAAATGCATGGATGCGCGTCCTGGAATTTGGTCATTGTATGGTACGGTACCACGCGAGGCGTACGCGCGTTTAAGACGCGGCGCGATAAAGCAAAACCGCACACACCCCGAAGGGTGTGTGCGTTTAAGCATTTAGCGATAATGGATAAATAGTACAATTGCAACAAGTATAACTAGCATATGTGTTCCTTATGCGCTCACCCCTCGTGAGAGGGGTGAGCGTATCTACTGTTTAGGCGATTGAGTTCAAGAGCGCTGTGAATTCCTTGATGTGCAAGACCGACTTGAACTCAACTTGGATAGCGTAGCGACACACGTCTTCCAACGCAGTTTCACCCATGAAGCGTACCGAAGGTTTTCCCGTTTCGCGAACTACGTAGTAGTTCATTGGGGAACCCATGTCGAACAGATGTGTTCGCCACATGTGCCGACCCATGCTGACTGCGATGCTCTCACCCTGGTAGACAACGTACATGTGTTCCTTGCTCATCTCGTCCTCCGTATCGTAGCGAATCGAATCGTCGTTTTTGGCGACATTCAAATTCTAACACGATTCGAAAGTGTTTGTCAAGTAGCAGTACGAATTTGGCTTTAGGATGCGGAGTTCAGAAGTCTCATGTAGTGCGTCCTTTCGCTGTGTGTGTTCGCGAGTTCATGAGTTCGCGAGTGCTGCAAGACTCATTGCAGGTCTCGCACGCACAACAGGATAATGCCGCACCAATTTGCACAGAGCGTGGCACCACACCCCGCTAAGCCAATCCCCCCATGCATGGGCTGATACGCTAATCATTTTGCACGGAGCGTGGCACTATCATTATTAAGCCGCCGCTATTTACAACATAATTTGCTAAGCATTATTCCGCAGCAAAGCAGATACATATACTAATCAATATATTGATATTCAGATATACTATTGGCAGGACAGATGGAGCCAACATGAAAACTGCACTAGACAATTTTCTAGATGAATTTACAAAACAGGTAATTGATGTTGAACTCAAAATTCAAATTGCAGAAACAGAAGAAGAGAAAGAGATGCTGTTGGATGGACTGGAGGAACTGTTGAAAGCACAAATGAAACTAGAACAGTTGACATTTCATCGAAGGATGGAGCACAGTGAACCTAAAACAAAATAAGCAGAAGAATTTTCGCATAGATACAGATACAGTGAAGATGCTGAGAGATGTGCATTGGTATTTTGAAGACCAGAGCTTTACCATCAGAACGGCAATCAGATTACTGTATCTATATCATAAAAAAAGGATAGACATCGATTGGAAAAACGAGAAGCCAATTACTTGGTCCTAATTGTCTATAAGGGCGGAGCAGGTAATCAGAAATTCAAACAGATAAAAAAATATGCAGATGATATTTCAGATGCTCGTCAAATAGCAAAACAGTTATCATCTCGATATTTTTACAGTTCAGCAGTTGTTATTGATTGCAAAACTAATGCACCAGTTGAATTCTGGAATGCAGGAACAGTTAGCGGATAATGTTGTCTTCGTATTCCCGATTTTGAATTTTCCATGCTTTCTTTGGATGTCTATACATGAATTGTTTTGCAGCATATTCATTCTCAAATTTTCCATACTTCACCCATCCAGAAGTGCTCCAGTAAAATAAAGTCACCACAATACACCTCACAAGAACAGTTGACTCATTACATAATTGTAACACAGATTGCTAATTTGTCTACAGTAATTTCAGTTCGGTGTATTTTCCTTTGTCATCGTATGAGATGTTGAATTTTTCTGGTTGATGCTGCAGATACAGAAGGGCAACATACAGTGCTTCTTCCCATGAATAACAGATAGCAACATACCATCCTTCGCTGCGCATAAATTCATGCCATTCCAATTGCAGTTCTGTTGCTTTATTCTTTCCTGCTTTCAATTCAAGAGCAAGCCCATGATAGCCCCTCCTTGCCACTGGAAGAATCAAATCAGGAACACCTGGCTTCACACCCATAGATTTAAATTTGACTGCCTCTCTGAGGTTCCTGTTGCCCCCGTTAGGTACGTGGAAAAACCATTGCAGTTCTTTGACTTGATAAGACAATGCTGCAAACGCATTCATTAGATGCTGTTGAATTCTATCTTCGCTAATTTTCATGACAGTCCGTCCATTCTATTCAGGAAGTGTAGCAAGTGTAGCGAAAACTGTTGAATGAATTTGCTACACTTTCTGTCGCATCCCAATCAGTTAAACCAATAAGTGTAGCAAGTGTAGCAAGTGTAGCATAGTTTGACTATAATTTCTAGCAGTATGATATTTAATATATGTGTACATATAATATATAATAAAACACTTGTTAATTATTATATATAGGAAAAGGCAACCAGACTATTGTCAAGTCGCAAGACACAGTATTTTCATATTTTATTGTGTATACGGTGCTACACTTGCTACACTTTGAAAAAATGACAGTTTGAGGCTTTCTAATCAACAAAAAAGTGTAGCATTTGCATGCTACACTTTTGCTACACTTGCTGCAGTTGCTACACTTATTTGCCAGTTATTCTCCAAACCTTGGTTCTTCCTGCAGGTACTTCCTCAATTTTGTCTGAAGAGATGAGCAGTTCGATTGACTGCTTTACTTCGTCGCTCTTAACATGGAGCATCTGGCACAGTTCACGTGTTGTTGCCCCGTATGGTTTTCGCTTTAGATACTGTACGATGCGGTCAGTTAACCGTATCTCATGAGTAGTTGCTTCGTTGGTCCAGATTTGATGTAGTGCAAGTCGCCATGACTCGACAATAGTGCAAGCCCTGATTGCGTGGCATTCTTGAATTATTACAGGCAGTTGCAAACAGTCCATAGTTGCTAATATCATCGAAACTTTTATAGCCTGTTCGCCAAGTCTGTCATAGGCCGCGAACAGTGTTGGGTCAATTGCTCCCGTTTGAAGCATATCGAATCCAACTTCTTTGCTGTACGCTTTCAAAATCGATAACGCTCCGTCCTCGAACCGAGCTTCTGATATAGCTGGTATCGCAGTTATCTGAACAATGAATTTCTTGTTGTCTTCAACAAGGTTTGCTCGTGGCATCGTAAACAGTTCGTAGATTTCGCGCAGACCAATAACAAGACTCGACGGGATTTGCATTTTGGCAGGACGCTCACGATACACTGGAGGTGTATTTGGAGTGATGAATGCAAATCTTGACCACAGACCAGTTCCCCACAGATACATGGAATTGATGTGTTCTCGTATTGTCTCTGGAGTAGTTGCTCCGAAGAAAGTTAAATACGCTCGCTCGATAGTCGTTCTTCCTCTTCCCACAGTTGCCCCAGTAATAGGAGTTTCACAGTTCGACAGCTTAATGACAAGCATATCAAGCCCTGAATTGAATTTCTGATTGAAAGATGCAAACAAACTTGATGCTTCGTCAATAATCCATCCACGCTGAGCAGCAAATGCACGCTCTATCAACCAAGCTTCACGCTCATCTCCAGTTGGTATTTCTGTATCCTGTTGAATCTTGTTACCCATTTCAATACTCAATGCCTGAGGTGTTGTGCCGTGAGGCAACATCAGATGAGAAAGGGACGCAGCATCAATCAGTCTCTGCAGTACAGATAAACCCGTTGACTTTTTATAGATTGCAGGCTCGGCTATTTCAAGCATCAACAGATTAGGAAATGTTTGCCCTACGCCGAAGCTGGCTGTTAAACGCCGAGCTATAGCCAAACTTACCGCAAACAGTCCCGCTGCTTGATGAAATGAAGCAGGTGTCATGGGGGCAGCTTCTGATGCAAATGCAATAAATTCATCGAGCCATTGAGAGCAGTTTGTCTCTTGGCTAATGATTGATTGAAGAGTTTCAGACAGTTCGAGGTAATCGCTTCTTGCAGAAGATGTGTTTTCATCTTGCGAAATTAACACCATCAGGGATTTATTTTGCCGAGATAGAGCACCAAAGGTTTTTTGCACCAGTTCAGTTCCACCAATGGCATACGCATCATTGAGGCTGTTCACCGACTCGAACCATTTGCCTAAATCCGTTTCCTGAATATACCCTGACGCAGATTCTCCAGACAGTAGAGAACGTATCAGTTTCCTTGCCAGTACATCCTCATTTGTCAGATTCATTATCGGATTCCTTCAGTAGCGCTAATGGGTTCACATTCATGATTTTGGCAATCTTTTCCAGTACGGGAAAATCAATTCTCCGCTGTTTGCCTTGTGCTATACTTTTGACAGTGTTGATGGATAAGCCTGACTGTTTCGCTAGTTCCGCGATAGGAATGGAATGCGAATTGAACACATCAGTATTGATTTGTATCTTCTTCATATGCACCTCATACAAAAATATAGTTCATTCCGAATGTTTTGTCAACTAGTTGACAGCAGAAAGAGATGATTGTGAATAAAAAACAAGAACAGTTATTGCAAGAAGTTACTACGCCAAAATTTGATACTTCTCAGTTGATGGTAGACACAGATGCATACGACGAGATGTATCAGTTAGCTGAAGCACAGATGAGCGCATTGAAGTTTACTGTTGAATTACTCACTGCTGATGCTCAAAAAACTATTCGTTTACAAGACAGCGAACGTAAAGAGTTGATGGGCCTATATAATCAGTTAAAGGGGTTGATTAATGAATAAAATCACAGAACAGATAGTTGAAAATCCTTTTTGGCCTGCTGGAGAAACAATAGATGGCGTGGACCAAACTGTAAAAATAATACCTAAAACTAATGATTTGCTGGATGTGTCTCAAAATTATGCTGACTGGATGAAAAGAGTAAAATTACATTATCCAGAATTGTACAAATCACAAGAAGTAACAGTCGATAACACTTCAAAGAAAAAATAGAGAAAAATATGTCAGATATTCTAAAAAGATTACAGAATCTTCATGATTGGAAAACAGCTCTCAAACACATGCGTGGCAGACACGACCAACGCACGCATAACAGATACCCACCTGGTTATGTGGCACAATCGTATGTCCCTGTTGCAAGAAGAGTAGGAAATACAGCTCCTCCTGTAACTTCGGACAGAAGAAGCAGTCGTTTTGCTACTAGAAACAGAAGATTCAGTGCAGAAACAGCTGTTCTTGGCAACACAATGGATACGTCGACAGTTCCTTTGTCTATAGGATTGTCTGGCGCTGAATTGACTGCAACAATGCAGAAGAAAAAAGCCCGTCCTACAGATTTAATGATTGCCAAACACTTGATGGAACGCGGCCGACTTATAGAACAGACCGATATTGATGAAGCAGAAGGCCGCAAACCTAACACTTCGTTGAACGAGCGAACGGGATATTGGGCTCAAGGTGTTGGACCAAATGGCAGTGGCTTTTTTACCAATATGTATTTCACTCCAATGGAGCGAAAATTAACATACAACGAGCTCTCAAATAAATCAGTACAGTGGCAAAGAGCTTACATTGCAGCTCTGCAAAAGTATGCAGATGCAACAAAATCTCCAGAAGATATGAGAGCTGCATACAAAAAAGCAATTATGTATGCAGATTATGTTCACCACGCAACACGCACAGGCTCTCCTTGGGACATTGCTCGAAATTTAGTTGGTATGGGAAACTTACAATCTCTGTTGGGACCCATGGATACACAACGTGAGATTATGAGCAGTTCGGATTTGTATGCACCAGTTATGTTTCGTATGCGCAGATTATTATCAGTTCCCATGCAGTTGTGGCAAAAATACAAACCTGGAACATCTATAGATGACACGCCATACTACAATGATTTGTTTTTGCAGACAAGAGATGGTCTACAAACAAATTTAGTGCGCAATGGAGAACTCATGGCAGATGGGATGGCTCGTGGCAAGACTTCTATTTTAGGCTCAATAGGGACACTGTTTCCTGAGATGAATACACATCTGCGCGACATTTATCAGGCCGCACGCAAAGGTCTTGAAACAAACAATGTCCCGTCTAATCTTTTAGTTGGGATTACATCAGGCGACCCTCTTGGTCCTCCACAGTTTGCTCCAAAATCTTCCTATGAATTCAGTTCAAGACCCGCTCAACCAGCTGGCACATCTCCTCGGCAGATAGATGATTCTGATGCTTTTGTAGAAGATACGCGAACAGATTTGGTTATCCCTGCAGACAATGCAAAATTAGCAGATGCTATTGACCCAAATGGATTGCATGTTGATGCTGCCGATTCAGAAGCTCGAGCAGAAGTGAATCCGCTTAATTTTGAAGACCACATGGCGAAGATTCGAGACATTGCGCAAAGTACGGGAGTGCCGACAGACGTTGTAGCAGCAGTTATGGCATATTGGCAGAATGGCGCACAAACAATCGGAAACTTTCCTGCGCCTATGCTTGTTCGCTTGCAAGCTGCGGCCGCCGAGCTGTTTGGATTGCAGTTGGGTGATGATGGAAAACCTTTGAATGATTATCAACAGTATCTGTTGGACGAAGCAGATGCTTTAGCACGTGGACAGCGGCAATGGGGGTCTTCTTCAAATGACATGTATCAAAGAACAATGCCACAAAATGAGCATTGGTTTATTGACCCATTTGAAAGAGATTACACAGCACTTTCCTTAGAAGATACTATGTTTCCTTTTAGAGGAGCAGAAGCAACTACTCTTCCTGCTGGTGTGCAAAAAATATTCAACAAAAAACCTGGAGAGGTAACGCCTGAAGAGCGCGCATACGCAATGGAAGAAGTTGCGAAATGGAGAGAAGCTAATAGGCAGTTGGGTGTGAGCTCAATGGATGCCATACCAGGAACACCGTATAGCAGTTCGCAACAAGCAAGAAAAGCAGTGTTGAAAGCTATTTATGATAGAACCCAACAGTTGCTCGCTGATGCTGGTGTAAAAAGAGCAACACTATATAGAAATGTAACTTTTACAAAAGCACAATTAGACGCTTTGCAAGAAAGTGTCAGGCAAAGTACTGGCGATAAATCATTTACCCTATATGGTCCCGATGGAAAATTTAATCCAAGTGCTCTGACAGGTATTGACATAGACCTTCCGCGAAATGCTCTGGAAAGTTGGAGTTATGATTTTGGAGTAGCTAATTCTTTTGGTGTAAATGCAGATGGTTCAGGAAAAAGCGGTTTAGATGAAATTGTTGCTGAGATAGTCCTTGCTTCTGATGTAGATGCTTCTCGCATGGTTTCCACTCCTGCTACTGGATTTGGACAGTACACCGAGGGAGAAGTGGTTATTACAGGGAATAAAGCAGACAAAGTGAAAGTTGTTGCATCTCATTCTCGAGTAGGATTAGACCCTTTAAGCAGATTGGATGTGTCAAAAATGACACAAGAAGACATTGTCCGCGCATTGTTGCGTAGACTTAATAGTCCCCATAGCGCTTACTGGTATACTGATTACAAATATTTAATGTCACGGCTGTTTGCTTCGACTCGCAGAGATTTGATAGAACGCAGAGCAAACATCATCAAGAACGCGAAAGAAGCTGGAGTATTCTATACACGTGGTAGTACAGAAGGTGAAGAGCCAGGGGCTTAATGAATAATATCATCAATGCTCGATTAAATAACTTGTTGCAACGTAAAAAAGCCGTGGCTGTTATAGCCACGGCACAGATTGCAATGCCAATAGAAATGTCGTTGCGCAGCTCTAGTGCAAGTAATCAATCGGTACATCGGACCATGTCTATTTCAATGATTGCAAGCTTAATTAAAGGGCTTCAGTCAGATGTCCGTAAAGTAGCGCAAAGCATAATTGAGTCTCAAAAATTTGACACATTACCTCAACTTGTTTCTCGCGAAGAAATTGACAGAAAAGTTTTAGACAGCAATGAGCTGTTGCTGTTTGTTGGTCTGCGAGATTTGCCAAAGAAAAAATATCATGCAGAAATAGATGCTTCTATTCGGGCTAAAAATTTCAAGACAGGCTCGGATTACTTAGTTAATGGAATCCTTGGCCCAGCCATATATGCGGTGCAGGCAGTGCGAGACCCTAAGGCTAAGGACAACGATGAAGCCGCAATTATGTATGCATATAACCAGGCTCTTGAATATTCAAAAACCGACAAGAAAAAAGGTGTTGTTCTTCGAATGACATTGAAAGCAGATGCAAGAACAATAAGTTACGAAGAATTCCTTAGACAGTTGATTCTGAATAACACGCAAATCACTGCTGATATGAAAAATAATATTGGATTTCAACCATATTTGAATGTGTTTCTCAATACACCATCGCTGGTAGCAATTGCTCAAGGATATGATGCAATCACAAACATACCAGATGGAACCGTTGTCATTTTAAATCGCGGTGCTTTGCGTGTGCAGAAGACAAATGCCACCACGAAGAATTCCATGTATGCACAAGTTATGATTGAAGTTGAAGCCGAGCTTGCAAAAGAACGCGAGAAAAAAGAAGCTGCAGAAAAAAAGAAAAAAGAACAAGAAAAAAAGTTGCGTGAGCAAGAAAAGAAGATTCAATTACAGAAACAGTTAGAACAAAAACCAAATAATGAACAACCAAAAGTTGAAAAATCTTTTAATTTATTCTCTTTTGGACAAGACTTAGTTGAAACCTTAGTGCAACGAGACGATTTATCTACTTCTGAGAAGAATGAAATTTTAGGATTTATCAGTTTGTATAATTCAGCTTCTCCTGACATCAAAGAAACATTGTCCTACCAGTTGAAGGAGATGTTGACCTCATGAACTTTATTCCAGTAAAAAGATGCAATCCATATCTGTCACGCAGAATTGGTGATGTGATTGGATATGTGCCACATAATTATTACAACGAAATTCTGGATTCTATTTTTTCAGGAACAGTTGAAAGCTGGTCTGATTTACCTAGCAATGTACAAGATATTATTATCCAAGCAGAAAATGCAAAAAGATTTTCCATGGAACAAAATGATGTAATCAAAAAGAATACACTGCAAAGAATAGAAGAAATAAAAACTCAGTTGAATGGCATCAAAACACAATTGGAGTCTGAAAAATCAGTTAAAATAATTGCTAGAAATGAAACTTTGCAAAATTCTAAAGAACATCTTTTGAATTTAAAAAATATCACTGAGGTAGATTATGTTTAACGAAAAATTGAACGGTTTTTCAAAAGATTTGCCCCAAAAAAATAATGAACAGATAGATGAAGAATTGAATGTGTTGAAAGAGCTTTCTGAAATATACGAACGGCTGAAACACTTTCCAGGAAAACATAATCAAGAAGACCATGCCTGGAATAAAGGCAATATAAGCAAGAAAAAAAGAAAACCTTCTAAATCCAGACCGCGATACGGTTCAAGTTCACAAAATTCCAGAAGCTCGAAAACATCTTCAGGTAGTTTTTTACGTGGAGTTGGTATAACTTCGCCTTTTGAAGCATCAAGAGCTGCTGCAAATCAAGGACGAACACTTGGTGTGAAAAACATTGTTGGTTTGATGAAATCTGTTACAACAGGCACGACAATGTTGCGCCAATGGGCTGACAAATTCAGAACAGCTATGTCGATGGGCGACGAAAAGTTGAAACAAGAAGTTGTTGATGGTTTTAAAAAATTGAGTAAAGAATTAACTAAACTTTCCGACTCTTTATCTAATGATATTGTTGCGCAAAATGCATTTCGCGCAATTGTTCAATCTTTTCAAGACAATATGACTATTACAAATCCAGAAGTAGGAAAAATATTCGCCGATTATCCGTTGTACGAATCAGACACTCCAGATGCTAAAATTGCATCAAAAGTTGGGACTACAATTGATAAAAATTCTGTGAGTGAAAAATGATACAAGTATATAAAGACAAATCGGGTGCACCACGTTGGGTTGCTGTTACCTCTACCGCATATCGTGATAGGGACGGTGAAATTGTTAGCGCTGAAGCTTTGAAAAAAGCAGTTGCCTATGGTGACGCAACGCAAGAGCGTGGCCCGCTTCGATTTTGGCATGTCCCTGGATTAGATATAGGTACGACTGATTTCCAGTCTGTTACAGATAACGGTCGTTTTCTTGTGGAAAGTGGGCTAATTACTAATCCGTCTATGGCCCAAGCTTTACAAGAAAAAGGCGGAAATTGGCAGATGTCTATTGGCTTTAATCACCCAGCTAATCAACCAGATAGCGAAGGTGTTTTTAAAGATATATCAATTTTTGAACGAAGTATTACGCCGCCAAATAAGGCTGCTAATCCGTTTACTTCTTTCAATGTCCAAGGGGGGCAGAAAATGCTGACTAAAGAGAAACTTGCAGCACTGAAAGAGCTGTTAGGAGACTCCCCCGAGTTGACTAGCATGCTCACAAAGGTTGCAAAAACAGACAAGGCTGCACAAGATGCAGGTATCGCATTCAAGGAGGAAAAAGTGTCAGAACAAGACAGACAGATTGCTGCTCTTGAACAACGGTTGCTTGATATGCAGCAGCAGCTGTTCGACATGCAGCAAGGCGAAGGCTCAACGCTGAAGCATTACATGAAGGGTTCTGGCCCTGATGGTTTTGGTCATTCACACAAGACTGGCGATTATCTTGATTATGGTCATGATACAAGTCCTGACATGATTGAAATTCGTCAACGTCAAGAAGCTGAACAGGCTCAAAAAGCAGCCATGGGAGCTCCGATGATGAACCCATACCAGATGAAGGCTATGGGCTATTCTCAGTACAACCCGTACGAGATGAAAGGTGCTGGCATGAACCCATACGAGATGAAGGGTGCTGGCATGATGCCTGGCATGAATCCGTACGAGATGAAGGCTGCTGGGATGATGCCTGGCATGAATCCGTATGAGATGAAGGGCGCTGGGATGATGCCTGGCATGAATCCATACGAGATGAAGGGTGCTGGGATGATGCCTGGCATGAATCCGTACGAGATGAAAGCAGATGACATGGGAATGGGGATGGACATGGGCATGGACATGGGCGGTGCAGATGCTGGTGCAGCTGCGACGGACATGTTGTTGACAGCTGAAGAAATGACAGCTCTTGCTGATGCAGTTGCCGAACGGCTTATTGAAAAGCTTGATGAAATCAATCAAAAGATGTCACGGGTTGATGAAGAGCTTAAGGGCCGCGGTTACCAGAGACAGAAAGAAATTTCTGAAACTACCGAAGCACTTGAAAAGCTTGTTGAACATGCGGAAGCTACTCAGGATGAAATTGATGCACTTCGTTCAATGAATGAAGAATTGCTTGCTCGCACAGAACAGGCTGAACAAGAGTTGATTTCATTGAAAGAGATGTCGACAGGCGGCTCTCGAACAAAGAGCGGTGAAATGTCTGAATTAGCGGCACGAGCTGAGCAGTTAGAAGCACGCCTCAAAGAACTTGAAGGCGACCAGCCTAAAGCTGCAAGAGGTTTTCGACCTACTGATTCGACGCAAAATGTAGTTCAAGGTACAACTGTTAAAGAGTTGCGCCGTGACGATATTCCACAGGGCTTAAACCACGTAGAAGAATCAGCCTATGGCTGGTTGTTCAAATAAGTAAAAGGAAAAAAGGTTATGAACGAAGAGTTGATTCAAAATCTTGTTGACCAGAGATTGGGCCAAATTCTTGGCGAAAGACTTAAGGCATCTGGCACAGGCATTGGCGTAGCGCCAACAGGTACGCACGCATTGTTTAATACTCCTGGTACCGAGCCAGGCATTGTTTCGACGATTATTCGTCCTGACGGTATTGAAGATTTCCTCGAAAGCGCTGGTCATATCCGCAAAAGCATGTATCTGAACCCTGTCTTCGCTATTATGACAGGTCAGACTGCTTCGTCTGGCAGCGAGCCCACCGCTCCTTGTGACGAAAATGTTCCTGTGGCAGGTGACCTTGCTCTCTGTAATCAGACATGGACTTTTGGTGAAATGACCATGAAGTCGAAGCCAGTTCGCCTTGACAACCTTGGTGAATTGGTGAACAGAAGTTCACCGATTGACCTCAAGCTGTTGAACAATCCGTTTGCTACACCAGCTCAGACGGAAGCTGTTACAACCATTAATGTTAATGCTCAGCAGGTTTTCCGCAGCGCATTGGTGAAAGCAATGGTTGAATTGGCATTTGATTTCAAACGTCGTTATGCTCGGTTAATTTGGACGGGCAACCCAACCAATACAGCTGGCTCAAGCGGTGGTTATCTTGAATTCAACGGCCTCCAGAGAATCATCAACACTGGATACAAAGATGTCTTAACGGGCATTGCATGTTCCGCTGCTGATTCGTTGGTAAACAGCAACATTGTCAATACTATTGCCCAAAATAGCCCTGCAACCGTTGTTCGCGCATTTGTTGAAACATATCGCGACCGTCGCTTGTTGGCTGATATGGTTGGTGTTCGCGATGTGCAGTATGCATGGGTCATGCGCAGACAGTTGTTCTTGTCGTTGACAGAAATCTGGCCATGTGCATATTACACCTATCGCTGTTACAACGTTGCTCCTTCGGGCGGCAATTCAACCGCATTCATCGATGCCACAACACAAGCTAAGATGCGTGATGACATGCGCGCAGGTTTGTTCTTGTTGATTGATGCCGAAAAGGTTCCAGTCATCATCGACAACACCATGGAAGAGTTGAATGTTGGCAGTGGTAACTTCCAGTCTGACACGTATCTGTTGCCACTGAAAAGCTCAACCTTCAGCGACACCGATGGTCAGATTACGTACCTCGAATACTTTGACTACAGCGGCCCTTTTGGCATGCAGTCAATCTTAGGCGAGCTCGGTCCTCAGGACGAATATCGTGTGTCGAGCGATGGCCGATACGCAATCTTCTTCTTGGGCGGCACAGCATTTTGTAAGCAGATTATGATGCGCACACGCAAGCGGCTTATCTGTCGTGCACCATTCTTGGCCGCACGCATTGAAGACGTTCGTTACGCAGTGTACCAACACGAGCGCGAGTGGCAGCCTGGCACCAGCTTCTACGAGCAGGGCGGCGCAAGCAGCTTCAACACAACCGCTTATCAGTCGCCTGTTTAACCTTTGGTTTTCTTACACAGGGAGGCGTCAAGCCTCCCTGTGTACTATTAGAGGAATTTATGCCACCTTTAATTTCGGTTATTACCCCAGTGCACAAAGCCCATTTGCATTTGTTGCCTGTCGCAATGGCCTCGGTTGCTTATCAAACATTTCAGGACTGGGAAGCTATAGTCATCAATGATTCTGATGAAGAAATAAAGCCGTTTGTTGACAAAAGAATACGAATTTTAAAATCTCCAAAAAAAGAAGGTAATCGCGCTGCAATTGCACGAAATTTTGGTATTGCACATGCGCTTGGTAAATTTATCATCCCATTAGATGCTGATGATTATCTTACATATCGTGCAATGGAAGCATATATTTTTGGTCATGTTCGTCACGGCCAAGCATATTCATATAGTGGTCATTACATGGTAAACGTGCCAACGGGTGAGGTTCAGATGAGTCGCCCTATGGATTATGACCAGAAATATTACCGAGAATTCAACATTCATCCTGTTACAGGATTTGTTCCAACTGAAATTGCACGTGAAGTTGGCGGATTTCACGAAGAAACTCCAGGCTGGGAAGATTGGACATTTTGGCTTCGGTTAGCGATGCATGGATACTGCGGACATTATGTTCGCGGACCTGTATTTGTGTATAATCAAGTTAGTGGAGTCAATCATTTTGATGACATTAATCGCGGACAAGAGTTGATGGAAAAAGTACGCGACCTATTTCGTAATGGAAAAGGAGAAATAGATATGGCTGGTTGTGGATGTGGCGGAGCTGCTTCTGCTGCGAAAACAGCATTAAACGTGTACGCTCAAAACATTACAGATTTAACCGCTCATGATGGCACTGTTGGCATGGAATATGTTGGGAATAATTTTGGTGCTGTATCATTCCGCAGCCCGATTACTCAAATCACATATCGTGGTGGTCGAAATCCCGCTGTAAGGTTTATTGCAGCAAATCCGCAGGATGTTAATTGGTTGTTGTCGCTGGAAGTGTGGCAGAAAATTTTGCCAGTTATTGCATATAATCCAGCTCCAAGCCCGCTTGCACAGGAGGCATAGTGATGAGTGATTTGATTTTAGAGTTTACAGGGTTAACTGAAGGCGCACAAGTGTTTCGACATCCAGTAAGCGGACGTAGTATTCGCGCAGGAAGAAACCTAGCCGTGCGATACATTCCTGTTACCAATGATGAGGCTCCGTATCTTTTGAGCTTAGGATTGTTTAAAGTTGCTCATGGAACCCATTCAGGTCCAACTTCTGTTGCACGACGTGATGAACCACGGAGAATTGAGCCTATCTTCCAACAGCCCGAGGAAGAGTTAAAACCCGCCATTGCTGTAAGTAATCTAACAGAAACACTTGTTTCATTTGATGATACAGAAATTGACTCTTCTATCAGTTGGATGACGGATGAACCGAAGGCGGAAGAAGTTTTAGATGCTGACAAAGTTGCAGATGCTGATGTTGATGCAGCTATTGAAATTTCTCCTGAAACAACGCAAATAATTGATAAAAAAGTGCAACGTGGTCGCCCAAAGAATTAGGTGAACAATGGATGTGGTGGCAATTTTGCCATGTCGTGGTAGAAAAGAGCAAACGGAGGATTGTGTTCGACGTTTGCTCGCTACCGAACGAATGAAACATGGGGTTGATTGGCAACTTGTTCTGTCTTCAGGACAAGAAGATGCTGATATTGTTGAATCTGTTGCAAAAAATACCAATACATATGGGTTGATTGCAGCGGAGCCTCGATTGTCGTATTGGCAAGCATTGCAGGAAGCTACCAATAGATATGAAGCGGCTTATTATGTCTGTCTTGCAAATGATTTATTGCCAGCGGTGCAATGGCTAAGCTCTGCAATAGATAAAATGCATGAAACTTATCCTGACAATCACGGAGTTGTTGGATTCAATGGTGACGGACATACAACTAATCATGCATGTCATTTTCTGATTAGCTTTAGTATGTTAAATGAATTTGGCGGATGGCCTGTTTGGTATCACCACAATTTTGGGGATACAGAAATTTGTGTCCGTGCTCGCGAGAAAGGGCGATTTGTGAAAGCTCCGTATTCAATACTGTTTCACAATCATCCTTGGATTTCAGCACAAAAAGATGACGAAGTATATGAACAAGGTCGCTCAAAATTTAGGGATGATGAGCTGTTGTTTCTAAAACGGAGGAAACAAGGATGGACATTTTAATTTTTGTTGGTATTACATTTGCGGTTTATCGATTGGCCACGGATTTTGCTTGGATGAGTGGCCCATTTCATATATTTGATGTGTTTCGAGGATTAATCCTTCAACGATTTGGTTTGTATAGTTGGGTGACTGAAGGTGTTAACTGCCCTATCTGTCTTTCGTTTTGGATTTCCATGCCCGTCATCTACACTCATGGGTTTGTGTGGTGGCTTGCAATCGCAGGAACAAGTTCGTTCCTTGTTCGTTTAGCTATGCCAAAGGATTGAATATGATATGACAAACACTCCATTATCGGGATTAACGCTATCTGAATGGTACGACATCATGGGCATTAATCCATGGCACGGGTTTCAACTTTCTAATGCATCAATACCACTAGACAGCAAATGTAATACGCTTACTTATGAGAGAGCATGGGGAAATGCAGACCGTGTTGGCCGACGAGAGTTACGAAGAGCTATCGAAAGAGCTGAAGAAGTCGCATTTACTTATCTGAAATACTGGCCATCTCGTAGGCACGTTGAAGAGACCATCGCATATCCTATTTTAGGCAATCATACATTATCAAGAAATTATAATGTTGACCCTATGGGGAAATGGGTGAGTTTGCAACTTCCTGAAGGACACGTGCATTCTCTTGGTTATTTAGCAGAAAGCACTGTTGTTGATAGGGTGTTGCTGTATCAAGACCTTGACGGTGACGGAATTTTTGAAACTGCTACTTGCACTGCGTCTGTTCCTAGCGGAACTTTATCGACCGAAGTTACTGCGCAATTTCAACCAGCAGACTTAGGCACATTAGACAAATCTCCAGATATTCCAATTCGGAAAATTGCAATTAACGGGACGACGGCGACACTGACATTTGATTCTTGGAATCTTGTTAGACCGCTAAAGTATCAAGGTTTTAATTCGGGAACATTGGACCCCAACGACTATCCCGTAGGCGCTGGCAACACACATGTCATGGCTCGTTCCATACATGTATTTCGAAGACGTACGGACCCAACGGGAACAACACTCAATACAGCACAAGCAGTATTTATTTGGGAATCAGAACCATATCCACATTTTTCTCGATGTTGTTATTCTTTTCCTCAACTTGAAACTCGAGACCCTTCTGCAGTGCGTTATGCTATTGCTCGTGGAGGGGTGCGAGATTCGAGAGCTGGTATAATATATCTTGGAGATGCGGTTTACGACGAAGATACACAAACGTGGTCTGGAAGAGTAGATTGGCATACATGCAGAACGCCAGACCGAGTTATTGTTAGGTACGAGGCGGGAAGCGTTGATAATATCTGGAAAACTACAATAGCACGGCTGGCCGCCGCTGAGGTTACTCGCCCAATTTGTGCGTGTACAACGGCAAACAAAGAACTTGCAGAATGGCAATGGGACCTAAGTCGAAATGGCGGTACCGACGAAGTTTATTCTTCGCCGCAGGACATGACCAATCCAATAGGAAGCAGAAGAGGCCAGGTGTATGCATGGAGAGCGATACAACAATTACAGCGAACAATCGGCATTCTAGCTGGTTAGTAGGAGGAACACATGGCTAATCCCCTTGATGCAAATGAATTGATTAAGCAGGGACAAACACGAACGTTTTATCAGCCAGGCGGCCCAGGTACACCAATGTACTTCTTCGGGCTTGATACGTCGTATCACTTTGTTGATTCGGCAAACATGCCCGCAAATGGCTCGATTGACCCCGTGTTTGTTCCAGACCCTCGCAGACCGAATCGCTACAAGTTGGTAGCTCGGCAAATTGGCGCTCCCGACTTGCCGACTGTTTCGTTGGTATTCCACGAGCAGTGGGGTGGTATTCCTCGTATGTTGATGGCTCCCAAGTGTGAATTTAATTTGTATGAAGTACATAGCCGATGTGCCGATTTATCGGATTTCTATCGTGGCTGGGATTCATATGTGTTAATTTATTCTGGGTTTCGTTTAGAATCAAGCATCGACCTTGGCACACGTACAGCGGCCGACTCAGACGAAGGTTTGACGGCAAATGTTGACGCAAAGGGCGCCGCTATTTATCCAGTTGGCTCACTAAGCTTCGGGGAAGAAGCAACGACATCAACATATTCTGTTGTTGCCGATGTTGTTTATGGGACATCCATTACTTGTAGCGAATGTGGTGTTGCCAATGACGGTTCTCAGTTTATTTACGCTGTTGCGGGTGGAAATTCAGGAGCTTCGCCCTCCTTCGCCACAAGCCGAGTCGTATATAGCACGGATGGCGGCGTGAATTGGAGCACATCAACAATTACTGGCACCATTGCAACTGACACTCCAAAATTTATTGAAATTGCTGGTTCCATTTTGTTTGTAGGTTGTGTTTCTTCATCCGCTAATACTAATATCTATTACATCAATATTGACCCGCTCACAGGTGGTATTTCTGGTACTTGGAGCACTTATCAAATTTCTTCTAGTAGCATTCAGTCTGTTTGGGTTAAGAGTCCCCGTTCCATTTGGTTTGCAGGTTTTACCACAGGGCCTGTCGGGACCATTTGGAAGACTACAGACATTCTTGCAACACCAACCGTTGTTGACACTGGCTCGGGCGCAGTGAGCTTGTATAAGATTCATGGCGCAAACGACACTATTGTTGCTGTTGGCGGAACTTCGGGAACCACCGTGATTCGTTATACGAAGAATGGCGGCGCTACGTGGTCAACAATTTCAGACACAACATTGAATACGTTTTCAAGTGCTGGTGTTGATGTTGACGGTCCAGCTATGTCGGTTTTTGTTATCGATAACAATAACTGGTTTGTTGGTCTTACTGCTACAGTATCAACCAAGAAGAATTTGATTAAGACGTTGACTGGCGGAGCATCTTGGTCTCTTGTAGCTTTTTCGGAAAATACAGGAAATTCTGTTGATGCTATCGTTTTCCCGACACGCGAAGTTTGTTGGGTAGCGGTTAACACAGGAACTTCTGGTAGATTGCACACATCAATTGATGGTGGCAATACATTCGCAAGATATGATGTCACATCTCGTATCAGCGGGTATCCCGCAAGCTCAGTTGACACAATTAAAGCAATTGGAGTTCCGTTTACAGCAGAACCTGCAGTTGCAGCTAATTATGTGTCAGTCGTAGGTGAATCCACGGTTGGCGCTGCCGACTCGGGAATCATTATCTCGGCCGCTCCTACTATCGTCTAGGTATAATTTCAAGCGGCGAGGAGTGTGCTCCTCGCCGCTATGAGCTAATGAGGTTGAAAACATGGCTAATCACAATGTTCCCGAAGTTACGCTGCCAGGCAGTGGTTTTACTGTAAAAATCCGTCGCCAACCTGGTGACATGCTTCGCTTGATTGAAGCATCGTGTCGTAGAGAATTTGATTCTCAGAAACCTGTTCCACCCACGCAACGTATCGAAGTTGGTCCTGGTGAATTCAAGGATATTGAAGACGAAAACAATGTTGCATATCAGGAAGAATTAGAGGCTTTTGAAGTAAAAGTCCAAAGCCGTTTTGCAGAAAAAATGCTTGATGTCATTGTTAAAGCTGGCATCATTGATGAACCTGACGAAAAAGAGATTTCACATCTCCGTACGCTATATACCGACTTAGGAATTGAGCTTCCTGAAAACGACCGCACCATGTGGGTACAATTCATCGTTGCTCCTTCAGCTGAAGATTTTGCTCATCTTACTTACGAAGTATTTGGCAAGAGTTTGCCAACGGAAGTTCAGGTGGCGTTCCATCGCCAATTGTTTCCAAGCAAAGTGGAAACGCCGTCCAGTTGATAAATGGCCCGTTCCAAAAGGGAACGTTACATTTTCTTATGAACTTCACCTGCGTGAGGCTGCTCGTTGGGCAAACCACACGTGGGTGGAGTTTTGCCAATTAACATCCGATGAAATGGCCGCTGTCGTTGCTCATTATGAGATAATAACTAGGATAGAAACTTTAGAAAATTTAGAACAAATTCGAAAATCCAAACGTAAAAAGTAGGTAGCAAATGCCAAGAGAGAAAAAAGTTGTTGTTGGGTTAGAGCTCAAAGACAAAGAATTTCTAAAAGGACTTTCTTCAATTACAACGGAAGTGAAGAAGGTCGGCGAAGCTGTTGCAAAAATGACACGTGCAACAGGCGGAGATTTCTCTCAGCTTGCTACCAAAATAGACCAAACTAAAGGAGCTATTGGTACTAGTAATACTACTATGACCAAAATGCTTAATGTCCTCAAAGAAATTCGTGGTCATATGGCCGACCTTAAGTCGGCCGTTGGCTCTACAAACACGCATCTTGATGAATTAGGAAAAACAGCAGGACGTACGGAAACAGGAATCAGACGAGTCGGCGAATCTGTTAGCAAAGTCCGTACTGATTTGCAGGGTTGGCAAACTGCAGCTGCGCAAGCAAACCAGACTACAAATCAATTGGCACAATCAGGTAACGCTCTTGTACAAGCAAACAATCAAGTTGCTCAATCGTTTCATGGCGTCGCAACCGCAGCCAATTCAGATTTACAAGACGCTCAAAATGCATATCAAAATTTAGCGGATAAAGCAGGAAATGTATTCAGTGGATTAAAAAAAGGCAAAAGTATAGTTGGCAATGTGTTGGATACATTCAATCCAGCACGTATTGGCGAAGCTGCAGGGTGGAATGTTGCGTATTCTATTGCAAATGCGCCAGGTAAGATTGCAGGCGCTGTAAAAAATGCAGTTTCAGGTGCGGTTCATAGTACACAACAACTTGAAGGCGAATTGTTTGACCTTGAAGCATATCTTGGCGGACCAAACGGCCAAATGTTAGTGGAATTTGGTAAAAACCTTGGCGCTGTTGGTTCGGAAGAACAAATGAAAACTGCTGGCATAACTGCACTGCAGAATAAAATTCTTGAAATTGGTCAAAAATCTTCGTTCACCGCTCTTGATATTGCAAAAGCTGCAACAGCAGCTGCAAAGGCTGGTGTAACCATAGAAGAATTGGCAGGAAAAACTGGTACAGCATTGAATGCTATTAACTTGTTGTCGCAAAACACAGGAGAATCTCTTGAAAGCTCTGCAACACAAGTTTCAAAACTTCAAGCATTATTTGAAGGCAATTTAAATAGAACCCAAGAATCATTTGGTAAACTTGCGGATGCTGGTGAACAATATCAAATAATTGTTGACGGTTTAGCTGCGGCAGACTCTTCTTCTGCTGCAAGCGCGCAACAATTGACCGAAGCTCTGTTTAACGTTGGTGGTTCTGCGTCAAATTTGAATGTAAGTTTTTTCGAAACCATGTCGCTTGTTTCTCAAATGGTTCCTGCATTCGAAAGTGCGGCATCGGCTGGTACATCTTTGAAATACGTGTTCTCTGGTATTTCAGGCGGTCGTAGTATCAAAGCAAAAGGAGCCATGAAACAACTTGGTTTGATGGACTCCGTTGGCCAATCTGTATTCTTTGATGAAAAAGGATTCAAAGGCATAGAATTTATGACCAAAAAACTTCGTGAAGTTTTTGGTGAAAATTCAGGTATGGCCGTTGATGTGAAAAACAGAATTATTACCGATATATTCGGCCAAGATGCATTAAAAGCTGTTGCTCGTATGGTAGAAATGACCGATGAGCAGGCTGAAGAAATGTATAAAATGGCTGCGGACATGACGCAGAACGCCCGCGATGGTGTTCGTTCGGCTGAAAGCATTGCGGATATTAAAAATGAAGGTCTTGAATATGATATGGAATTCCTCAAAGGCACATTAGACTCTTTGCAAAAAACGCTGACCATGCCATTGATGAAGCCAATGTCGAATATCGTTCAGACATTTTCTGGAATTGGTAATGCTATTGGACTTGTTATGTCCGATGCAGCTGATATTGACAAGCAAATGGCTGACACTCGTAAAGAACTTATAGAAACGAGTTTATTGCCAGGCGCTGGAGTATTGTTTGATGCCGCTGCTAAATATGCTGTCAATCTTCGTGAAGTTATAAAAATCATTGGCAAAGATGGATTTACTATTAGCTCTATTTCTACCGCTTTGGCTAGTTTGTTCGGCGCTTCTGGCAAAGAACTTGACGAACAAGGCGAACGATTTCGTGTATTGTTGACAAAAATATACAATGCTGTAGAGTCTTTTGTAAAAAACCTACCGTCTCTGTTGGAACAAGTAGGAAGCTGGACCGTTTTTGCCTTTGAAAACATGGCAAGCGCAATGTCTTGGATTATAGATAATTGGGATTCACTTTTAAATGGTTTCAAATTGATGTTGGGACTTATGGCGGTTGATAAAGTCGCATCTATGACCAATAATATTCTTGATTTAGGCGTTGCGTTGGGAAGCGTCGCTCAAGCATCATCTAGAGCAGGTGGATTTTTTGCTAACATATTGGCTATTACTCAGCCTGAAGGAGCAGCTGCTACAGGCATTGGGGGATTGATACAAAAACTTTCTGGCGGTGCTGCAAAAGCAGCGCCTGCTGCCGTTCAATTAGACTTATTTGCCCCTGCAACAGCAGCCGCAGCTGGACAGCTTGGTATTATGACTAAGCTTATGGGACTTTGGACTGGATTGTCAGCAGCGGTTGGCGGATTTGTTGCTCCGTTGACAACAGCCGTTGGTTGGACCAATATGCTCACTGGCGCATTTGCTTTGTTAACTTCACCAATTGTTATAGCAACTGCTGTTGTTGTTGCTTTTGTATACGCATTTCAAAATAATATTGCAGGTATGCAAACATTTATTGTTGAAAAATTTGGTTTTATGTGGACGTATATTCAACAAACAATGAGTATGATTGGCGAAGCTATTATTCCTGTTTGGACGTGGATAAGTGCGCAATTTACTGCAATAGGCCAATCAGCATTTATGGATGGTATAGCAAACATATTCAAATCAATGGTAGTGATTATTCAAGGTGCGTTGCTGACCATTGGTGGTGTTTTAAAAATATTTTTTGGTTTATTTCAAGGCATTATCACAGGCAATTGGGATTTGTTGAAAAGTGGTGCATCTGATGCGATGTATGGTATTGGCAATATGTTGCAGGGTATTGTTGGCATGATAATGGGTTCAATGCAGACAATTATAATGGGCACTGTGCAGCAGATAAATAGATTTCTACGATTTTTTAATCTTGGTGAAATAGACGAAAAATCGTTAACAAAAGACATGAATAAGGAAACTGATAAATTTCTTAATGAAGGCGGAGCAAAATCTGCAATGGCTTTCACCGACGGAATGAAATCAGGTATGGAAGCCAATAAAAATAAACTTGCTAATGCAACTCGTGGAATAGTTGGCAATAGCTTAGTGGATGCAGCAGAGAAAGAGTTATTAATTAAATCTCCTTCGTATAAAGGGGTTAAAATTGGTGAAAATTTTGTTAATGGTATTGCTCAAGGAATTTACGGCTCTGAAGATTTGATTTGGAGTGCTTCGACCAAAATGGCCGAAGCAATGCAAACTCCTATTAAAAACTCTATTGCAGATATGCAGAGAATGTCTACTTTAGAAATTTCATACATAAATAAAGAACAACCAACTCCAATTACAGGTTCTACGCCTTATGCAAATTACCAAGGATTATCGCCTGCGCAAGTAGTTGCTAGTAGAAACTCTACAATGAGTTCTTACGAAACTATTTATGGAAATAAACCAAATCCTGTACATAGCGCTTCAAACTTAACTGAATACGGAACAGTTACAAAGCCATCATTCACTATTCCTGCTCAAGCTGCTGGATATGCATATTTAAGCATTGCAAAAGCAAAAGCGGAAGCTGATTATAAAGCTCAGTTTGATTTTAAAAATGATGCTGTGCGTACGTTAATGATGAGTGCCGACTTTAATCGTGTCTATGGAGCTCAAGCTCAAGACCCAGAATTTATCAAAGGTTTATTGAAAACAAGTGAAACAGGAGAAGGTTTTGGAGCAAGAGATGCGTTGTATGGTATAACTGCAAAAACTAAATTAGATGAAGTACTTAATACTATGGGATATGCAGGTGGGTTAGCTGAATATGTGCAAACATCTGACTTTGCTTCTGCTGATTTTTTAAAAAATCAAAGTGGAATAAATGGAACAAGTATGACCAGAGACCAACTTGTAGACAAAATCATACCAAGCTTTACTCAAGCTGCTCCAACGCAAGCGCCATCATCATATATTCAAACTCATGAAAACATGACTGTTAATAAACAAGGTAACAAACCTTCTAGATTTGCTTTGAAACAGCTTGAATATTCAAAAAGCACAGCTAAATCTTCAAAGCTTGCAGCTGATGCTATGAGAACATTAGGATATTATGATAAAGGTACGTATATGCCAGGCGCAAACCCGTTAGGCAATCGTTTTTTTAATGATAAGTACGGAGGGCCCGCATCAGAAACCTTCAATGGTATGTATTATACAAGTGAAAAGCCATTTGCAGGTATTAATATGGGTCATAGAGGAAGAAACAAAGACCAATACTATGACAAACAATTAGGTTTGTATGTTAAATCTATGGCAGATACGACAAATATGATGATAACAGGATTTAATGGAGCCGCGCTTGCCGTAATTGAAAATGCGAAAAGACAAGAAATAGACGCACAGTCAGATAAACCTAACGCTCCAGCAGCTCCGAAAAATGATATTGAAAGATATACAAGTGTCAATCCGTACAATAAATCAGATGTTCCTACAGGTCCGTTTACTCCTATTGGTGGTATAAATATAAATAGAGGTATGGCAGACGGACTTGCATTCGGAAGCAATGAATTCAGAAATCCAAATTTATTCACCGTACGGAAAATACGAAAAACTTACAAAACAGGACAAAAAAGTGCCGCGAAGATAAAAGGTCAAAATGCAAAACAAGGATACATTCCTGTCAGTCAATTACCGCAAGCAGCTTCTTTCTTTTCTGACCAATTAGTTCCCGAACAATACGATAGTGAATTTGGTGATGTTAGCACAGCTGTTGCAGGTTTCAAAATGCAATACGGTGATACTGGGATAAAATTTCATGGATTAACAGACACGTTTGCAAACACACCAGGATTAATGGAACAATATGGTCAAGTAGGAAATAGAGCTGCAACATTTTTGTCACTAAAAAAAGGACAAAAAATGACGGCAGAAGACTATGCTGAATTTCAACGTTTAATGGCTCTTGACCGTGCGGACAAAGAACGATATTTAACTGCCGCAGGAAAATTGCAAACAGAATTAAACGCCATTGATAAAGACCCAGCGTTGACCGCTCAACAAAAAGCACAGAAAAAAGCAAAAGCGGTTCAAGGAATGCAATGGGATAATACAGCTCTTACTGGCTCGTATAGAGACATTCTTGGTGTTAATGTCGGCAATCTTGGAGATTATGACAAAAAAGTGGCAGACGGAGAAATTACAGGTGATGCAAAAACGTATGCTGATACTGCATTTCAAAGAGTAAGAGAAGGTATATCTACTGCTGTTGACCCGAAAAATCAATCTGCAGCATTTAAAGCTCTGACACCTGAAGAACAAGAAAAACTTAAGAAAGCAGTGGGAGACCTTCCATTAGCAGCTTCAGCATATTTAGGTCAAGCCATGATGGATGGTGTGATGACAAATGATGAACGCATTCTTATGGAAATGTATTCACAACAAGATGCGCAAAGACTTGGAGCTATACTTGCCGCTGGTGTTATGCCAACGCAAGCTGATATTGATGCAGGGTTCCAACCATATGTTGATGGTACTGCTAAATTTGCTGACCGCAAAAACATTACAGGCACAATGGCTGAAACTTTCTTGAGTGGATATGACAATATTGTGGCAGGAGCAGCTCTTGCAAATGGACAGCTTTGGACGACAAATTTTATAAAAGGCGTTGGAACCGACAAAGACGGAAATAAAATAGATGTTGCGAACTTGTCAACACAACAAATATTATCTCTTGACCCAGAAAATATCAAAAAACATGGGATGTTAGTCGGCGAGTCGTTACCAGCAGGTGTTGCAGAAGGAATTACTGCAGGTGCTACTGAAGTTGTTGGAGTACTTACTGAACAATTAGGGGACGGCGGGGTCGTTTTAAGTGCTATGTATGAAGCTACTAAAACTGAATCTCCATCAAAATTATATAGAGACAAACTTGGGTTGCCGCTAATTCAAGGTGTTGCCAAAGGTATTTCTGAGAATGCATATTTGGTTGCGGACGCAATGGCAGCAGCCGTTGGTGCAAGCAGCTCAGCTATTCCTGCGGGCGGTGCGGAAGGAATGGGAGACGTGGGTTCCGAAGGAGCATCCCGAGCAGCTGCTGGCGCTGCTTCGTTGAACTCTGGACCATTCTTTGCTATGGGACGACAATCCGCAACACAATTCATTGCTGGGTTTTTCAATGAGCAAACACCTGCCGAATCATTGTTTACTAAATTATTTTACAAATTACAACTTGGTTTTACTCCTGACGCAAAAAGCCAACAGGTTATATCTTTATTTACCGCAGCCTCTGATTTGGGACGATTGCTTGCTCGTAAAGTTGTTGATGTAGGTTTTGCTGAATATATTGATAATAAAGAAGGCAAATCAGACTGGACATTTAATACCGTATTGGCCACTGCATTGGGACATACATCGGACGGAAGCGGTGCCGACGGATGGGGAGTCGCTGCAGAAAAAGTGGGCGAAAATATTGCAGCGGGCGTTGCTAAAGGTATGAATAATGAAAAAGCAAGAAAAGCTATTCATGACGCAGCATGTGCATTGATTGACGCAGCAGTTTTAGCTGCAGAGACTTGCGGTGATATGCACTCGCCTTCTGTATTGTTTGCCGATAAAATTGGCGCTAATATTAGCGCAGGTGTTGCAATGGGCATTGGTGATAATTCTAATGCAGTTGATAAAGCAATTGGTGGAGTAATCACCTCACCTGTCCAGAGGAATTATCAACCTGACATATCGGCCGTTGCGCTTGCAGGAAAACGACAAGCAGCTATAAGCCAAGTTTCAAATGAATACAATTACAACCTTGGTGTACAAACAAATCAAAGCCCGCAACTTGTTCAGCGCTCATTTGCTGTCATGTCTGCATTTCAAGGTGAATAATTATGACATATGATATTTACGCTGTACCGCAGCTTCCTGGAAGTTTACGGCCAAACACTACTGAAAGTGAAATATCATTTGTTGTTCCCGTAGCCCGTCGTAATCATGTGATAAATCCATCGTTTGAAATAGACGAAATTGGCGAATCTTTTCCATATGGATATACATCTGGAGAATATGATTACGCAGCAAACAAGATGTTGACATCAAATTCTGTTGGAGCGGTTACATCTGAAAATGTATACAACGGTTATCGGTCAATGCGTGTAGTATTTACCAACAACACCGATGCTCTTGTATATGGTTTGGCGCAACCTATTGTTGCGCCAAAAACAATGATAACAAATCAATTTGTAACTGGGGACAAAGTGTATTATTACACTCGCGGGATGTTGTCTTTTTATGCATTTGTTCCTGCAATTGATAGATATACTCCTTTTTCGAAATTCTATCAAGAAGGCAATAGTACGCACCCGATTACTGTCAATATATATGCAACGGTTGACGCAACAACGGGACTTCCTAACGGTTCATTCCTTGACCAGACAATTATTGCATCACGTGCAATAGATTTGAATACACCTCCGCCTTCCTATTTTTCTGAAGATATAGAACCAAATGTGATTGGCCGAAGGAAAAACCCCGAATGGGTTCGATATAAAGTTCCATTTTCTATAAAGTATTCTGAAGATATTCCTGCATATGTACGATTTTCTATTCAGAATAATGACCCGTCAATGAATTATAGTTTTATTTTTTATTTGGATGCCGTTCAAGTTGAATTTTATGATGATGAATTTCAAATAGAAACCACCTATCTTGATGGTGATTTTGGCAAAAACGATGCTGTTCCAAGTATTGGATATTTTTGGGACGGAGCTCCCCAAAAAAGCACAAGTTACAGAACTACCGAAGCACATAGCGGAGGAGTTTTATACAATTTTCAAACAGATTTTGATATGAGTGTCATGAATATGCAGGGGTTAGGACTTCCTCCTCAAATCAATGATGTCACTCCATTTACCATGGGTGATGGCCAGCAATTTCAAGGTTCTGGAATAGATTCAAGAAAAATAAGCATAAAAGGATATATTGTTGGCGATACTCTGCTTGATACAATGCGTAAGACTGGCCAGCTACAATTTTTTCTGTCAAAAGCCCGTTCGGGAATAGGAACAAAACGCAGGTTCTATTACCGTGTCCCGCTTGGTTGTACCGATTTTAGCGATTATACATATTTTGATGCAGTTGTTGAGCAAATCACCGTAGACCGTCTTCATGAAAGCCCAAGCACAATTATTTCTTTTGATTTGAATAATTTAGATGTTTATTTTTGGGGAGATACATATGCGTATGACGTGCCTAATGTATTAAATCCCGAACAAAAACTGCCAACTTTTCCTGTGATTTTATTTAAAGCGCAGGGAGGCAATCCGAACACAGATTACAGCACTTCAGTAAATGAAAAAAATGTTGTTATAAATCGTGATTCTTTCTTTAATTATCAAACGTATAATCTCTACACTAATGGATATGTTCATTGCTGGTGTGAATTAAAAAGCGGACAAATATTGTTTGGCGGGGATTTCACAAAAGTAGTATGGATAATCAATGGAATTGTAAATTCGTTTAACTGCAACCATCTTGCTCTTTTGAATCCCGACGGGACCATATTTCCTGTCCGTTCTTTTGATTTAAGAAATGCTCCTAGAAAAACATACAATGACTATAACGGAGTAAGTGGGCCTGGCGCAACCGTATATTCTATTGTTCAGACAAACGATGAAAGTATAATGGTTGGTGGACGATTCGATAAAGTATTAAATTTGACTTATGATTGCAAAAACATCTGGTTTATTCCAAGTCTGCTTACTAATGGCCAAGTCAAAGGTGAAAACAGAGATGTTGACGGTGGATTAATGGCGGTAAACGCAGCTGCAGACAAAAAGCAACCCACTTCTGTACGAACGCTTTTATATGATGGTAAACGAGATTGTATTTATGTTGGTGGCTATTTTGCTCGTTCTAAAAACGCAACAGGAAGCGGAAATCAACTTCGTAATGCAGCTATATATTCAATTTCAGTTACGCAAAAATGGTCTCAAATGCAATACGGAATAAATGGTCCTGTATATGCAATGGCATTCAATGATAATAATAGCGGAGTTGTTGTTGGCGGAGATTTCGACGCAGCATATGCTTCTGCAGGTGTTAATGTAGTGACACAGACAAGAAATGCATTATTGTATCGAATTACTGCAAGCGATTTAACATTGGACCGCATGCGCTCTTTAGCTATGGTCAATCAAAAAGCTACGGCTGCAAATAAGTCTTTTCTCCCTGCAACGCAATCAACTTTTAATGCTCCTGTTTTTACAATGACAAAAACTAAATCGGGAGCAATTGTGATAGGCGGAAATTTCACAAAAATTGATTATAATGATGTTACCCTGCCAACGCCTCTTATTAACACAATGAATTATTCCAAAATTGCGCTATGGGATGGGTTCAGCAGATTTTCTCCAATGGATAACGGAGTTGGCGTTACAAGTTTATTTGGAATTACTTTTAAAACATCTGAATTATCTATCAATAGTGTCTGCTCTTCTCCGTACACGGATGATGTATATGCTGTTGGACAATTCAATAAAATTGGCAGTGTCGATTATGCTTTGTGTATTGCGCGATGGACAAATAATCGGTGGGAAGCTATGGATTTTGAAATGGAAATAGCAAACGCAGCATCTGTATTTGTTTCTAAACGTGGATACGGTTTTGTTTCTGCAAAAATTGCAAACACAAAAGCTGGTAATAAAAATAAACTTGTCACTCCGAAACCTATAATTATTGATAACGTTGGAATGGAAACGCAATTTAGTTTAGAGATTACCAATCCAGCATCTAATTATGGAAATGCACATCTTCTTTCTATATATAACGTAACAACCGACAAATCTATTACATTTAATATGCGCATTCTCCGCAATGAAACAATAACAATTGACTTTACAAAAGCAAATGTTCGTGCAACGAGCAACTTGCGTTCACGTGTGATAAGAAGTATTGTAGGCGGCGGAACATTTGCTAATTTTTTCTTAGCCGAAGGAAAAAATTTGTTGAAAATCTTGGGTGGCCAACGAGCTACTTCTGCAAACGAATCTTATTCAGGAAGATTTGTCCGTCCTCTAAAAGTTAAATTGAGGTATCAAACAAAACAAATATCTCCATATGTGCTACACGAATCGGATACAATAACAATAGAAGAATCAATGGTTGCATGGGAATTAGACAAATCAAAATTAGGATTAGATACAATTCTTGTTGATGATGTGCAAACTCAAAATCCTTTTTATCCTTGGTCAACAAGAGGATTGCGTTTAGATATTGGACGAATCGGATATGATTCGTCGCCGCTCACATAGGACATTATGACAGACGATTTTAGGCCCGCAACGCCAGATATGACAATTACCGTCAGTAAATGGACGGATTCAATACAAAAGACTAGATTCCCGCAATACTTTTACGATGCCACGGCGTATACGTATGGTGGATATTTAGATGCATATAGAAAAACTTGGGCAGGATATACACTGGGAAGTATTGAATCATATGGTTCACGGTACACTCAATATAGAGATGTCCGCTCGACGTATATGTGGAAAGACATTACTAGTTTCACTAGTGGGAGTTGGTTTACGGTAATTTCGTATAATGGCATATCTAATTTATATAATTCCGCCAATCAAGAAGGTCGCTCAACATTAGATGTTGTAAATGGATATTTCAGACCAAATGTAAATTCCACATATTTATTATGGACAAATTTATATATCCCAAATGTCCCACTTAACATGACTGCTGCAATGTCTCAAATTCTTGTTAACGCAAGCCCTCGTAGTGGTGTTGCGCAAAATGTAAACCTTGTAAATGGGCAATCCGTGAATTTACGTACACAACAAATTGTTGCTTATAGAAATGGGGCCAGCATTCCATATAGTGTGCGATATAAATTACTTTTCACAGGAACTGCTCCAGATACAATGCGAATTACACTAGGATATACGGAGCTTGTTGGCGGAAAAACAAATTGTGGGAGAAATATTAATCTATGACTCTTGTAACAAAATACACAAAACCAATATGGACACAACCGCAAAATTTAAAAGATAATACAATTGTTTCGGTTAATAATTGGAACAATATGTTGTCTAATAGCGGAAGTGCTGCCTATGTTCAACAAGCTTCAAATAAAAGAGCAGACTGCAATGTGTACGTTGCTGAATGGGATTTTATCGTGCCAATAAAATCTTCAACAGCAACTGGCAGTACTGTTGTTACTTTTACAAGCATATCTTCTGGTGCGTATTTTAACAGAACAGCGGGAATATTCAGTGTTCCAGACCAAACTCCATTTTTAGCATTGTGGCGTGTCCGCTTTGTTGAACCATCTTTTACTGGATATAATTTCAGAACAACATTAAATAGAACAGCTGTAGTAGCTAAAACTACTGTTACCACCGTAATAGCTTCACATTTTTTGCGTAAATATGATGCTTCACAAACATATCTTGATGCTGCGTATGCAGGTGTGTCAAATAAAAGTACTGATAGACATAGAATAACGGTTGCGCACGGATATCATACTGACCTGCGATGTATAGGACATTTACACTTAATCATTAATCCTGGGATGGTGTAATATGCCCAAATATACAGATGTTGACATTAGCTTTTCTTCTGGAGACACAATAACATCTTCGAATTGGAATAATTATTTTGGTTCAAGCGGGAATATTCAATACGCATATGATGAATATATAAATATATCATCTGGCAATGCGGTAACCATGACAAATTCCGCCGTTGCAATTGCAAATTTAAATGAAGTGCACCGTTTTGTTTCTTTTACAGGTACGCGTGGCGATGAAGACTATGCTGATAAAACATATGGTACATTGTCTTCCCCCGTTTATAGAGGATATGTTTGGATTTCAGCAACGATTCAACATTCAGAAACAAGTGCTGCTGATTCCAACCAACCAACGTTTTATTTAATGATAATACCTGTATCAGATTCTTTAGCAGGCGTTACGCCTTCAAGTACATTTGCAATCAAGCAAGGTTTTTCAACAAACAATGCACAAGGTTCAACAATTACTTCGTGGGGATTGTGGCCAATTGTTCAAACTGCTACTATCAGCACCATTTATTTAGTTTCTGATGGATTTACAAAATTTCAAGTGGGAATATATCGTACGGATGCGGCAATGATATCTGCGGAAGCATTCAAATGCATTGAGTTTTCTATATTACCATTAGGCGATGTTTCTGGCCTTGTGAATGTATTAGAGCGGTTAGAGGTAGTGGAATGACAAATTATCAAGTTAATCAGCAAGTTAATGTCGATGGATTTCTTAATGCATCTCAGAATCAAATCCGTGTTGTTGCCTCTAATGCTACAACAAACCGCATCGAAAATCCATCATTTGAAATGCCTACATATAGTGTTGACGGGACTCTGCGTCACTATAACTGGTCGTGGACAACTGCTAATTTTTTTGCGTATCCTATAACATTTCACCATGCGTATTCTGGTTCGTATGCATGGAAAGCACGTATGAGCAGCAGCAATGATGTAATTACATATGGATTGCAAAGAGCTATTCAAACAACAACAACCCCAACAGAACGCGATATTCTTAGTTTTTATCATTATTCTGTTGTTGATGCTAAAGGATATGGAGACAGCCCAGCCCTTTATGCGGTTATAATTCCAGAAAAATCAATTGAATATATTGTAAAAATATTTGGGTGTTCCGATTCTTTGGGAACAAATCCCGTTTTAGCTGCATCAAAAAAATTCACAGTAAAAACACTGCCGAAAGATACCCCAGGAGATTTGGAAAAAGGTATAAGCGGCGCAATGAATCCGTATTTTTATCCGTGGGAACGTTTTGTTTTTGATTTGCCTTCATCAGTAAAAAGTTATCCGTATTTTTATTTTTCTATTACTCGTACAACTGATGAAATTTCCGCTTCACATGAGATTTATTTTGTAATAGATGCGGTCCAGTTAGAAAAACAACCGTATCAAACTATGGCCACAATGTATTTCGATGGAGGGTTTGAAGGATTTAATTCGTATTCATACCCGAAAGACTTTCAATGGACTGGCGAAGCTCATAAGTCAATGTCGATTCGCTCGCACGCAACCAGAGTGAATGGAGAATTGGTTGGACTGAACGATTACTGCAGTTTTTATGCAAAAAATGTCCAAGGACTTGAATCTCCAAATGAAAAAACAGAAGTATTCACTAAAACTTTGAAAGACGGTCAATTATTTGTTGACCAAATAACAAACAGTCGCAATATAAGCATAAGCGGACGTATTATTACCGATAGCGAAGCACAATTCATGGAATCGTTTGCACGATTCCAAGAATTGATTGGCAAAAGACCTTTTTCAGAAGCCCAACCCGTTCGATTATACTTTGAATTGTCTTTTACAAACGGGCTAAATTTTGTTCCATTTTTTGTAGACGTTGTATATTCTTCGGGTCTGGAATTAGACACTGCAAATATCTTTCAATCCGACATTGATTTAAATTTTCAAGTCGTGTCAAATTATATTCAGTATCAAAATGACAGTGCTTCAAGTATGTTTAACGATAATCCGATGTATGACCAATTCAACACAATGAATATTGATGTATTGCGAAATATTGGCGGATTGTTGTTATATAACAAGTCTGAAGAAAAATGGGAAATACCAAATAACATTGCTTTTTTTAAGGCTACTGATTCTCAATACACTTCAACTTTGCCGTATAGCGGCACAGGGCCAGCTCAAACTTATGATGCTAAAACGTATTATGAAGTGGGTGATGTTTACGTAATAACAGAAGACAGTGATGGAATTATTTGGTTTGGTGGACGCTTTGATGTTGTTGAAATTGAAGGATATTGGTTAAAGCCAGCTTCTATCGAATCGACTACCACAAAATTCCGTGTGCGAGTTTCAAATATAGTTGGAATACGAAATCGTGCAATGTCAAACATGTCATATATTCTTCCAGGAGCTGTTGAAGTTACCACCGTGGAAAATGGACCAGAATTGACCGAATATGCATATCATTGCGATTGGCAAATCATACCGTTATTAGATGCACCAACGAGGTTCTCAAACAGTACTGAATTGAACCCTGCATTTGTTGGCATACCAGGAAAAGGAACGGTTCGTGCTATCGAATTTGGCATTGATGGAACAATGTATATTGGCGGAAAATTTGATTTCACCATGGGCGGTAGACGTTTTATAAATTTTGCTGCGTTTACCCCATGGGGGTCTGATAAACAAAATGTAAATTTATACGTTCCTGAACATTTATATTCATTTGTTTCTGTTGATTATTCTCAACCGCAATTGCGCGCAACCAGCAGAGGTCGTGGTTATTTGCGAACCGATTGGGTTAATTCTCTTATTCCATATTGTAAGTACGGTACATTTACGGAAGTTGGCATTATCGGGCCAACAACGCCAGATGCTAATTCTGCTGTTTACGATATCAAATATGATAACTATTTTGGATGTCTATATATATGTGGCACATTCTTTGTTGTGTCTAATGCTGCTAGCCCATACAATTCTTTCAATGCAGCACGTATTGTCAAATACGATATCAACGATAATAGATTTTTAAACTTGGACTCCGCTAACACGTTTGGTGTGAACCCAGTAACTTCTGCAGTAAGTAATGACACCATTGTCCGTAAAATGCTTATTCAGTATTTAGCTGATGGAGTGAATATATTTTTTGTTGGAAAGTTTACATTGCTTGGGACTACTGCTTCTACAATACCTGCATTTGGTGTTGGATTATTTACATTGCGCGACACATCCCCAAATGATGCTGATGTACAGCTTTCTGGGGGTGGAGGATATAAAGAAGGCACTCCACTGGTGTCAGCAAATTTCTATGATGTTGTGCAGACATCTGATGGAAGAATATATGTTTCAGGTGATTTTAACCGAATAAATAAAAGCATGTTACCGCCAACTAAAATCACAGGAATTGCTGAATTTAGGAATGGTTATTTTATCGATATCACAAGAGGATTAGAAGCTAATTACGCAAATGATTTTTATAATGATATCCCCGCTGTATATTCTATGTCTGTAAACTCAGATGATGACATATATTTTTGTGGAGATTTTCGCAATATTAAAAATAAAGCATCTGTTGATAGTATTGCTAAATGGGATGGTTTATCTTTTCAAGGAGTTGGCATTTATTTCATGCCAAATATACAAAAAATCATGCAACGTGTCTTTGTTGATTCTGCAGATAATATATTTCTTTATGCGGGACCAAACTCGCAAAAAACTACAGTTCTGCATTCTGTTTATGACAAAATTCAATCTTATGCTCGCCCAGCTGGAGTGGAAGTTGCGTGGGTTAAATCTTCATATTCAATATTACGCTCTATATTTGATTTAGAAGACTTGCCAATCGAATTTTTAATCCGAAATCCCTCAGATACATGGAGTAGTGGAACAGTTAATTGTTCAGTCCGAATGAGTTCGCGTGTTTCTAGTAACTTTCCAGTTTATGCAACGTATGATACGATTTTTATTGGCGGTCGTTTTGACTACATAAAAATAGCTGATTCTTATTTTCGTGTAAACAATCTTGTTGCTTTGCGCTATGACATTAACACGTCTCCATTTCCGTATAGAGTATTAACTTTCTCATCAGGAAAAAGTCCATATTATGATTATGGTGTTTCTGGCGAAGATACTCCCCATTTTGGCATTAATTGTGATGACCGCAGGAATGTTTCCAATGGAGCAGTTTACTCTATTGACGTGAAAACCAGAGTATATGGTGCTTATACCGTTCCTACAAATCTATATGTAGGCGGAAGATTTGATTTTAATATAGGCAATGTCAGGTTTAAAAATTTCATAGACATTCAGCTTCAGAGAAATTCTCTCAATACAGATATTCAATTCAACATTCCTGAAAATTATGAAGCAGATATTAGCATCCCGTACATGAACTATGGACTTTATCGGACTCCTGGATTGTGTGGCACTAATAACAGAAATGATACTGTTTATGCAGTAAAAGCCTCACATCCGTTTATAAGTCCAGTTTCAAAAGCCGACCCTGAAATTGTTTATATTGGAGGCGACTTTACTGAGGTATCAAATGGAAATTCAACCATTGATGCTCGTAGACTTGCCGTATATTCCACATCTGGTTCTGTTTATCCCTTAGTGACAAATCAATATCAATATTACAAAATCGACTTTAATCAAACTGCAGGGACTGCGCAAGGGGTTGCAATAAATACACCATATACTACGAACACATTTGTGAAAGACATTGCTTATGTGCCATGGGTGGGAATTGATACTGGCGGAAATAATCGTCCAACACAAATGATACCAGTGGGTTCTTGGTCCATAAGTGCAGGAACTCCATTCCAATGCGGTTCGTCAAGCATAACATCGGGTTCTCCTATAGCTCGCATAACAATAAGCAATGCATCTAGTGTTTCTAATTTCACTACAGCTTATACAGGAGCAAATCAATACATCAATAGCTGCGATGTAGATTATCAACAGAACTTATGGGCGACAGGGAATTTCACAACTAACACAACGCAACAAAATGTTGTACTTCATTCGGTTGCTAATTTAACTTCTCCCGTATCCGTCTCAAACAGTCTTGTTGCTAACACAAATTGGGGCTCCATTTATCAATCGTCATTAGGATTAGCACATGTTCCTTCTCATATATATAAGTCTAAAATGAGCCAAGCTGTGTACATAACAGGAGCAGAAACTACTCCTATAAAACTATTTTCTGATGCATCGGTGGGAATGTTTTCTAACGTTTATACCGCTTTAAATTATGCATATGCAAATGTCAACATACCGCAAACAGTCACGAGCATGGGGGGATTAACTATAGAAGGTGTTGACCGTAAACTTATGCAAGCACCGACTATAAGTGTCGGTGCTCCTCTTGCTATACCGAGCCAATATGACGAATCTGGCACCGATACATATCCAATAATCTCTATTCCAAAACAAAATTACACTAATACTCTGTATGATGCTGCGGTAATGCAGACATTTAATTGTTACAACCGTGGAACTATTTCTGTGTACCCTACAATTTCGTTGTATTCTCCATTCAAAGGCAATGTGAATGTAACTGGATACATCAATTCCATAATTAATGTAACAACGGGTCAGGCCATGTATTTGAATATGTCAATTAGTACAGGAGAAATAATACGCATACGAACAGAAAAAGAACGTATCAGTATTATTTCAAATTTGTCTGGGGATATTACCGATTCTTATTTATCATCAAGAAATATCAGAAAACTCAAGTTTGAGAATGCGCAAATATTTCGTTTGATACCTGGGAAAAATGTTATTCGATACGGTCCTATAATGCCGATACAAAGATACACAAAAACACTTACTGCATTATCTGATATTGCATATAATTTCAATCAGAATGTTATTGTTCCTCCTGTTATAGTCACATTGTCGTGGAACATGGGATTCAATTCTGTGCATGATGCCTTATATACACAAACTAATCCGCTTCTTTTGAGGTAAATATGACTGTAAATTTTGAAGTTCGACTCTACAATTCATATGGTGATTTTCTTACCAGTATTACCGATATTGTCGACGCTGGTGGTTCAGGATTGGAATATGTAATTAGAGCTGACGGGCAAATTGGAGCTTTATCTTTGACGGTGCCACGAGGAGAGCTAGACCAGTATTTTCAATGGACAAATGTTGATTATAAGATTGGAGTATGGCGCTCTATAAATGGAGCTCCATATGTTCTTGATAACAATGCTATGTTTTTTGTTCGAGCATTTGAATATACCGATTCATACACAAAAGTTACTGCATATCATGCATTGGAATTGCTTACAAGACGTCTAAATGCCTATCGTGGTTTTACTGGGAACAATTGGGGTCCACAACAATCAAGCTGGAATGGCCCAGATGTTGAAGACGAAACAAAAATAAAAAAAGGATTCTGCGGCGATATTATGAAAGGCATTGTCCGTCAGAATTTTTCGTTTGCTTATATTAGTGCTGCTGCAGCATACCAAACAGAACCGCACAACGGCATTTTTGGAATTTTTAATAACAAACGTCGTTGGAATTACATGACAAGCGCTAAAGGCTCAAAGGGGAAAGCGAATTGGACCGAAGACTTAAAGTTGCCAAATCTAGATTTGCAAAATTTTATTATTGTTGAACCAAACAAGCAAGATGGAATATATGGTGTTTCGACAGATTGCAACGGAGATGTTGTTTATGAATTGTTGAAATCATTGCAATCACAAAGTGTTGAAGGCTCTGAGGAAAATGGATTTGCTCCTATTTGGCTTTCTTTTGACTTGATTGCTATAAATGAACGGCAATTCATGTTTAAAACATTTCCAAATTTGTACGGAAAAAATCGCGGAGACGGCTCTTTTATCTTTTCTTCTTATCGTGGAAATCTTGCTAATGCAAAGATGACGATTGACCGTTCTGAAGAAACAACGGTCATGTACAGTATTGATAAAGACGAAGATATAAAAGCTGCGGTAAATCGTCGTCGATTATCTGATAGTCCTTTTAATTTGCGCGAAGCATTGAGTAACCCGCAAATTAAAGAAGAAAGATACAAACGCGACTCAAAAATGAAAGTTATTAAAGGTAATCCTCGAACGTATACTGTTCCAATGCTTCTTGCCAATGATGCCGCATTGCAATTGGCTAAGCGTGTGCCGCGTGTAAAAATAGAAGGCAAAGCAGTACCTACACCAACATCCATTCGTGGGATAGATTGGGATTTGGGAGATATTGTGACGCTTGATTATCGCGCATACAGAGACAATTATCGTATAAATGCTGTGTCTATAAATATTTCTAACGGAGTTGTCACCGAAGATGTGCAATGGGAAGCCGTAAACATTGCAGGATTTGGCACCGACATGACTGAAGAAATTACAAAGTTATAATAGGCAAGTCTTTACAATAGGGAGTATAATTAGGTTAGGAGGATTTATATGACAGCAATGTTTCGGATGGCTATTGCGCTTCTATTTCAATCGGTTGCATATTTTTTTCGATGTATTTTGTTTCTTTGTTTAGGCATCATTCGACCTATTGATTATTTGTCCGATGCATTGCAGAGAGTGGCTATTTGGTTGGCCATCGATGAAAGTGTATTGAGAAGTACGTATGGCGTGAAGGAGTCGCAAGATGAGCGACGAGCTGATAACGAATAACGATAAGCTCAAATTTGTTCAAACATGGCCACGTGGAATGGGTCTTTTGGAACAAATTGCAGAAGTAAATCCAACCATTCTTTTGTCTTTCTCCGCAGGTAAAGACAGCATTGGCGCATGGCTTGCGCTCAGAGACAGTGGATTATTCAAGAAAATCATCCCATTCTATGGGTATCTTGTGCCTGGGTTGAAGTTTGTTGATGAATCTCTGGCATACTACGAAGACTATTTCAAGACGGAAATACATCGATATCCGTCCCCTACATACTACCGAATGATGAAAAGCGGTTCTTTCATGCCGTTATGGCACAATCGATTCATGCAAGAGATTGAGCTTGATGCAAACTGGGATTATAACGACCTGGCTGAAATAATCTGCGAAGACCACGGCCTTGATGAAGATACATTCGTAGCCACGGGCGTGCGCGCGATTGACAACATGTCTCGTTTGGCTGCAATGAAAAAAACAGGCCCGATTACATGGAATCTGTTGAAATTCCATCCTATTTGGGATTGGAATAAAAACATGCTTATGACGAAGATTCATCGTGCGGAAATAAATTTGCCACCCGATTATCTTGCTTTTGGCCGTTCATTCGATGGCATTGACCGTCGATACATCGGACCTATCAAAGCATTGTGGCCTGATGATTACAAACGTATACGAGAGTTTTTTCCGCTCATCGATACTGTCTTATGGAGAGAGAAATATGCAAGACGACACCGATTTTAATTTTGACGCTTTCCTGTTTGCTGATGATAAAGTTGACGAACAAGAAACGTTAAAGGCATCGGACAAGGTGCTTTCTTCCAAGCGCGGGACTGTCAAAGAGTCGCGCGTGAAGGAAGTTAAGGAAATGCCTGTCGAATTTACGGGCGACGCCGAACAGGATGGCAAAATCGAGACGGAATACATTCTCGGTGAATTCCGCAAGAGAATGAATCGAGAACAGGCCCGAAAGGATTATACTGACGATGCGGAATTCTTTTGTGTCGTTGTATTTCAGAGCAAAGACCAGCGAGATGCATTTGTTGACGGTATTGGCGGTGCTAATATTGACGATGACAACCAATTTGTCGATGGTATCGAATTGGCCAAACGCTGGAAAGTTTCCATACCATCGTGTGATGTGACATTTCGTCCGCCATCGATTGACCCAGCATATCGAGACTATACACACTAGGAGGTAGTTTATGGCAAGCCCACTTGAACAGCAGCAGAAACGTAATCGTATCAAACGAGCCGTTGGAGCAAAACCAACATCCGACATCCAGCCGACAAAAACGCCTGGTGTTTCAGCTTCAGCACGTAACGCTGCAAGCAGAACCGACCGCGGTGCAAGCGCGTCGTTGTTCCAACGTCGTCGTCGAGTGCGCGGCTCAGGCCGTCTTGCTCGTCGCGACACCGCATAGGAGATAACCGCATATGGCTGGAAGACCGCCGATAGAACTTACCGCAGAGCTTCAAGATTTAATTGTTGGTGCCCTTAAAGCTGGCAATTACATCGAAACGGCCGCAGCTTTGGCGGGCATTCATCATGACACTATTCGTGAATGGGTGAAAAAAGGCCGCCGTGGCGACCCTCGGTATGAATCATTTGCCGATGCAATTACGCAGGCTATTGCTTCTGCCGAAGCGCGCGATTTAGCCGTCATTGGCAAAGCTGCAGGTGAGTATTGGCAAGCAGCTGCATGGCGATTGGAACGAAGATTTAACGACCGTTGGGGTCGCAAAAATGATGTTAGTCTTTCTGGCAAAAATGGTGCACCACCAGTCAAGATGGAATTAGTCATTGACCTTGATGGCACCAGTGTCGAAGAAGAAGCATCTAAAGAAGAAGAAGATGACGACCCAATCCGTTAGGGTTAAACACACACAACATACCGAGCCACAAAAGGAATTTTGGACATCAGACCGACAATTCAGGGCTTTTGTAGGCGGAGTTGGTAGCGGCAAGACACATGCTGGCGTAATAGAAATATTACGCCAGCCTGCTGGAAGCATTGGCATGGTTTGCGCGCCAACATTTACCATGCTTAAGGATGCGACTTTGCGAACCTTTAATGAGGTTTGTGAAAAGACAGGCGCATTGAAAGAATGGAAAGCTGGCGACATGACCGCCACGTTAGTGAATGACACTACTGTGGTTTTTCGTTCTGCTGACGACCCCGACCGTTTGCGCGGACCTAATTTGGGCTGGTTTTATCTAGACGAAGCAGCCATGATGTCTCCTCGTGTATGGCAAATCATGATTGGCCGTTTACGTCGTATGCCGTCTCGTGCCTGGGTTTCTTCTACTCCTCGCGGTAAAAACTGGTTATACAATGCATTTGTCGAAAATGGAGACGAGAACTTTCATGTTGTATATTCGTCGTCTCGTCAAAATAAATTCTTGCCGACCACATTTGTTGACACTCTGCAAAAACAATACGATGGAGGATTTGCCTCACAAGAGATTGATGGCAAATTCGTTGACCTAGAATCGGACGAAGCGTTTATTCCGAGCATGATGCTGTGGGATGTCTTGCGAGAGGACTTACCTCCTTTGGACAACCGTACCCCTATTGTCATGGCTTTGGACGCAGGCGTCTCGAACGACACGTTTGCTCTTGTTGCAGTTAGTCGTCATCATCAGAAAGACCGCAAAGACGATGTTGCGGTACGCATAGTCAATACCTGGATTCCAAATGGCCGTGTGCTTGATTACGATGAGATTGAAAAACAAATTAACACCATTATTGATACGTATAATGTAATTGAAATAGCATACGACCCGTATCAATTGCATCAAATGTCACAACGACTAGGGCGAAGGGTGTGGACGAATGAATTTAAACAATCTTCAGCCCGCGCCATAGCTGACAAGAACTTACGTGACCTTATCATGGGGCGAAGACTTGTGCATGACGGTGATACAACGTTGAGATTGCATGTTGCAAATGCGAAAGCACATTTTGATGCTGGCGGAGACAAACTTCGCATCGTGAAGGGTAACCCGAAAGACAAAGTTGACGCGTGTGTTGCGCTAAGCATGGCCGCTATGCGATGCATAGATTTGAATTTATACTGAGGTATATATATGACTGATTCTGTACGCATGCATAGTGTTACACGACAGGATACATACGAACGTCACGGCGGTCCTGTCACCATCATGCTTGGCCCTACATCGTGGGGAGGAGTATTGAGCTCTGGCCTTCTTGAAGGCATTAAGGGTGCGACAGGGCTTCCTGCATATGGCACAAAAGCAGCCGATGCAATTCTTTCCGAAACACCTTTGATAGAGAATATGTGGGCAAGTGCGGTCAACACAACGTTGAGCAAACAAACTGCTATCGGGTTTATGATATCCGATGCAACCAAAAATGCTCGTCGTATTGACCGTGCAAAAGACCTTATGCTTAATTTTGACGGGAGCTATTCCTATGGATTGGCCCGTCATGTACGAGATTATCTGACTACCGATAATGGTGCATTCATCGAGATTGTCCGCGCATCGAATGCACGCGGTTCTCGTGTTGTTGGACTTATGCACCTTGATAGCTTACGCACATACCGCACGAATGACCGAGACTATCCAGTCATTTATCAAGACTACCGTGGAGAGTTTCATCGACTTCGTCATGAAGAGGTCATTTGTTTAAGCGATATGCCTTCTCCACGTATTGAGCATCGCGGCCTGGGAATGTGTGCAGCACGACGTGCATTCGAGACAATCCTTAAATTGACTGCTATTGAAACATTCATCCGAGAGAAGGTTAGCGGAAGCCGTAATCTGGCCATTCACATTGTGAATGGTATCTCGGACCTCCAACTTCGTGATGCACTCTCTTCAAGCAATGAAGCAAACAATCAACGTGGATATGTGGTGTACAAGGGAAGCACAATTATCCCGATGCTTAAGTCGGAAAATCCCTCTATTGTCACAATTCCGTTGGCAGAAGTGCCTGACGGTTTTAGCGCTGATTCAGAGCGCAAGGACGCATACTTGCGATACGCAAATGCTTTGGGGGTTGCTGTTCAAGAGATTCAACCGCTGAGTGGACAAGGGCTGGGAACAGGTACGCAGACAGTAGTACTGGAAGAAGCCGCCGAAGGCCGCGGTATGGCGGCGTGGCGGCGTGCTTTTACTCTTGCATTGAACCATCATGTATTACCAACCACAACAACATTCACATTTGCAAGTAGTGATGTGCGAGACCGTAAGATGAAAATGGACGCATTTCAAGCTGCGTCTGGAGCTATCCGTAACTTTCTTGATACACAGGTGCTTACGCAAGACCAAGTGCGAAACTTTCTGGTCGACGAAGGTGTATTTCCAAAAGAATTCATTCAATTTGATTCGACAGAGGATGCTACTTCAAACGACAACGAATCATATCTTATGGACGTGCGTGGACCTGAAGAACCAATCAAGATACCATCAGCTATCAAGAAACTGTACAAGATAGGGCCAAAGTTTCAGGGAATGGGTATTGCGCCTCAAGCAGCACCACCACCCGAAGTGGCTGCAGCAGCATTGCCGAAGCCTGATTTCAACGTCACCATACCAGGTACCGAAACAAAAGATGCCGATGGAAATGATATACCAGGCAAAGTTATTCCTATGCCCGATTCAGTCAAGAAACTTTATGGGTATAAAAGCTCAAACCCCAAAAGTGTATTGGATGCGTTAGTAGCTGATTATGGCATGGACGGTGTCATCAATATGTTGAAAGAAAACATTGACGGAGATTCTGCTGATGAGCTTTAATATTGAATTTTCATTTGATGATATTGCAAAAGAAATACAAAAATCAACTCAACAAGCTGTTAAGAAAGAGAACGAAAAAACCATTCGTGCTTTGAAACAGGCCACGGCTCAATGGAAAAAACCTGCTGAATTTGAGACAGTAGAAACCGATGACGGTGCTACAATAATGACTGAAGACCAACGATATACATGGGTAGATGAAGGCACAAAACCTCACGCCATTCTTCCCAAAAAATCACGGTTTTTGCGATTCCGTCCTGGCGATGGTGTGCGTAATGAAATTGCGCGAAGACAATCTATGGCGGCTGCTAGTGACGTTGCTGTGTATGCTAAAGCCGTCCAGCACCCAGGTATTCGTCCTCGAAACATAACAGAACGTGTCATGTTGAGAAGGGAAAAGGATATTGTAAAGGCGATTGAAGACGCCGTAGAGAAAGCGATTGGATAATGACAGATATTAAACCACGATTGTTTACATGCCGTCGTTGTGGTGCTACATTGGGAGTGAAAACGCCAACAAAACTCACTTTGAGTGCTACCGTGCATACTACTGAGCCAACGCCAATAACATGCAATGTTTGTAACATGCGAACATTCTGGCGACCAATCATTGAAGCTCCTGCTATTGAAAAACCTCAAACTGAAGATGTTGTTTATAATCCACCTACTGCTGGAGGGTAACTATGCCATTTCGTAGTCAAGCACAATGGCGATGGGCTTTTGCAAACAACAAACCATGGGCTGACCGATGGGCAAAAGAGACTCCGCAAAAACTAAGTACATTGCCAAAACGAGCGCGCCGTAAAGCCGCTACCAGAGGTAACTTCAGCGCAACAGCTGGAAATAAAATTGGCGGTAATGCATGCCGTGATGAGAATGGCCATTTTGCAAACTGCGATGAGATGGGAAATATCATCAAACCAGGCTCGTCAATGGCCGCGTATGAGCAATCCATGGAATTGGCAAAACTTGTTGAGAACCAAGAAAAAAAGATTAAAAAACAACAATTATTAGCATCCATGGGATTGGATTCTGGCGGAGGTAAGGGCGGTGGAGTAAGTGCTGCCGAAAGAAAACGCCAAGCTCGAGTTGAGCAAAAAAAGAATGAATCAAACACACATGCTTCTGTTGGTCCTGGCGGAGCATTAGGTGCTGCACTGAGTAATTTTGCCGACCCTGATAATCCAGGTCGATTACCAAATCTCACTGCAATGCGATTGCAAGAATTGGGCCTTGTCGAACAATCTTCTCGTACAGGAGAGTGGTTCATTTCAGGAGCTGGCCGTTCATATATCAATGCAGCTCGTAGCGGAGATATGTTTGCCGCTCGTGAAGCATTTGAGCGTGCTCGTGACGACGCTATCATGAAGCGAGAACAAGAAGCACAAGCTCAGCAAGAAGAAGCACAAGCTGAATACGAGCGAGCTATGTATGAGCAAATGTATGGCAGCCCAGAAGAACAAGCACTTGCCGAGCAGCAGGCTAAACTTGAGCGCCGTAATAATGCATCGAGAAGCCGAGCAAGCAAGCCAGCACGCGAAAGTAATCGTACATATGGAAGTGGCAAAGTTATTGCGGGTAGCCCAAAAAGCACAGTAAAATCTCACAAAAATGAAGAACCAATGACGCAGGAATGGCTTGCGTATCAGCTCAATGGGATGCACACTCCGTATTGGGTTGATTCTGTCGTTTCTGCATATGAGAAAAGTATGCGTAATTATAAATCAGACAAACCAGAAATTGACCGCAAACCATCGCAAAGCGCTTCAACCAATGCAATACGCGGATTGGATTTGCAATTCTATTTCAAGCGCGGTGGCTCGTCAGCAATGATATCACTTGCACGTAAGATAGCAAACCGCAGTGAGCTTGGCGATGATGATATCAGAACCATGCATGCATATCTGCAACGCCATACAGGTGACAGAACCGATGATTGGGGCAATCGCGCTGACCCTTCAGCTGCATATATTAATTGGATGATGCACGGTGGGGATGACGGTCTTAATTGGTCGTCGGAGCAGGTTGATAAAATGAGATTAAAGCGAGAGAAGCCAACATCGCTCAAAGCTTCTCGTGCTGATATTCTTGCGAAGGGTCGTCAGCGCAATCAAGGCGCTGGCGGAGATTTTGCATTGCCTGCAGAAAAGCGATTCCCTGTCACCGATTATGGTAGTATCACCGCTGCT